TTCAAAGATGAAAGAGGTTTGAAAATTGCTGTAAGAGGCACAAAACTTATAATTCCAAAAGAATTACAGTTTACTGCTGAAAGAATTATGAACAGTAATTTAAGAGTTGGCACTTCAGACAATGATGCAAACGCAATCAAAAACATGGGTATGTTACCTGAGGGAGCGGTTGTAAACCACTTCTTAACAGACACAGATGCGTTCTTCATCAAGACTGATGCACCAAACGGTTTTAAATATTTCAACCGTTCACCTATCAAAACCGCTATGGAAGGCGATTTTGATACAGGAAACATGAGATTTAAAGCCAGAGAGCGTTACAGCTTTGGTGTTTCCGACTGGAGATGTGTATTTGCAACTCCTGGAGCATAAAAATAATTACATATTTTTAAAGGGGTCTTTTCAGGCCCCTTTTTTTATGTATAATAGAAGTACCTTGACGAAGAATTAACTTCGACAATAGCCAAGACAAGGAGACACATATGGCTAATACAACTTTCTCAGGTCCTATAAGATCTGAAAGCACAATTAAAACTGTGAGTAAAAATGCTTCTACTGGAACAATTACAGAAGTAACAACTCTTGGTGGAGCACCAGTTAGTTTATCTGACGGCGATCAAACTTTAGATAATGCTACTCACAGTGGTAGAATCTTACTTGTACCAGATGGATCACAAGACAACACATATACATTACCAGCACCAATAGCTGGATCAGTATTCAGATTTGTATATGCTGGAGGAGCCGCTGATGCAACAGATGCTATTATTGTTACACCAGGAAACTCAAACTTTTACATTGGTGGAATTACACATTTAGATACAAACGCAGACAATGTGACTGTTTTCTCAGATGGTAACTCAAACAGTAGTATTCAGTTAAATGTGCCACAAGCATTTGATATTACAATTGTAGGAAAAGACACAACTAACTATCAAATATTTGGTACTGTTACATCAACAACAGTTCCAGCTTTCGCTGATCAATAATAGGGAGACTTAAATGGCTGACGCAGTAACATCTCAAACTATTTTTGATGGCGATAAAAAGGTCATTCAGAAGTTTACAAACATTTCTGATGGAACCGGTGAATCTGCTGTTAAAAAGGTGGATGTAAGTGCTTTAACCACAAATGGTCATGGTCAAACTTGCACTAGTGTTACCATAGAAAAAATATGGTGGCAGTGCGTAGGTATGAAAACAAGGTTGTTTTTTGATGCAACTTCAAACGCTTTTATAATAGAATTAGGTGAAAATCAAAGTGGTTACCACGATTATTCTAGTTTTGGTGGCTTAAAAAACAATGCAGGTTCTGGTGTAACAGGAGATATTCTTTTTACAACAGTAGGTCATTCAAGTGCGGATACTTACACTATCACGCTTGAAATGAGAAAGAACTATGACTAGGAAAAGGGACAAGCAACCGCCTAGAACAAAAAAATATTACCGCCCCACTAAAAAAGGGGCGGGTATGACAGCAGCTGGTGTAGCTAAATACAGACGCGATAATCCGGGTAGTAAGCTTAAAACAGCTGTAACAGGAAAGGTAAAAAAGGGTTCAGCAGCCGCAAAACGGAGAAAATCATTTTGTGCAAGAAGTGCAGGACAAATGAAGAAGTTTCCAAAAGCAGCTAAAAATCCTAATAGTAGACTAAGACAAGCAAGAAGACGATGGAAGTGTTAATGGCAACTAAGAGAGAAAAAGATTTTTTACATAATTTAGACAAAAGAATGTCTGTACTTGAAGAGGTAATAAAAAGATTAGAAAGCAATCACCTCACACATTTACAAGCTCAAATTGACAAGATAGATAGACGGGTTTGGATGTTAATTGCAGGTGTAGTTATACAACTAGTATCTATTGTATTTATTTTTGTAGGAGGTAGATAATGGCCTTAGTAGGTTCACGAAAAAGAAAAGTAAAAAAAGTAATCAAAGGTTTAAATAAAGCATCTAAGACTCATGCTAAACAATCAAAAATATTAGGAAGTTTACTTAAAAATGGTAGCAAGACTAGAAACAATAAGAAAAAAAATAAAAGGTAAAAAAAAACTGGGGTTTAGTGAAAGAGCAAGAGCTGTAAACAAGGGTTTATTGCCTAGTAAAGCGAAAAAAAATGACAAAAAAAAGAAAAAAAGATCCTAAAGTTGGAACAGGAAAAAAGCCGAAAGGTTCTGGCAGACGCTTATATACGGACGAAAACCCTAAGGACACGGTTAGTATTAAATTTGCTACGCCGTCGGATGCCAGAGCAACTGTTGCCAAGGTTAAGAAAATCAATAAGCCGTTTGCGAGAAAGATACAAATTCTTACAGTCGGTGAGCAAAGAGCAAAAGTGATGGGCAAAACTCAAGTTGCAAATATATTTAAAAAAGGTAAAGATAGTATTAGAAAACAGAGGAGCACAGCATGACCGTTGTAAGAACTGGACCCAAACCAGGTAAACAAACTGTTACATACTTTAAAAAGGGCGGTGCAGCCAAAAGCAAAGGTAGTAAAATATGTCCTGAGGGTAAAGCATGGGCCAAGCGAACCTTTGATACATATCCTAGTGCATATGCAAATTTAGCCGCATCAAAATATTGTAAAGATCCAAATTATGCAAAAAAGGCCAAGGGCGGTAAAAGAAAGGGTCGCTAGTGGGTGAATTAAAAAAATGGTTGAAGCAAGATTGGGTGCGAATCGGCACTGACGGTAAGATTAAAGGGCCTTGCGGTACATCCAAAGATAAAAAAAATCCAGATCGTTGTTTACCACGAGCAAAGGCAAATAGCTTATCTCAAGCAGAACGTGCTTCTACAGCAAGAAAAAAGAAAAAAGCAGGTGCAAAAGGTAAAACAGTTGTGGGTAATACACCAGCAGCTAAAGTGAGAAAAATGGGTTCTGGAGGTGCAATACCTAGCACAAAAGCAAAAAGACCCTTTAAAGGTAAAGTAAAAACAGGTAGTGTAGTAGCTAGAGGCTGTGGAGCTGTTATGGCAAACAGACGTAAGGTTACACAGGGTTCAGTCAGTAGTTAACAAAGGAGGGCAAAATGCCAGCAAAAAAGAAAAAAAATATGAAGAAAAAAGGTTACGCCAAAATGATGGGTGGCGGTGCAGCCGGAATGAAAAAGAAGGGTTTCGCTAAAGGCGGAACTGTGAAAAAGATGAGAGGCGGCGGTGCAGCCGGAATGAAAAAGAAAGGTTACGCCAAAGGTGGTGCCGTTAAGAAGATGATGGGTGGCGGTGCAGCTGGCATGAAGAAAAAAGGTTTTGCTAAAGGCGGTGCTATTAAAAAGATGAGAAGAGGCGGCCGAGCATAAGTGCCTTATCTTCAAAGTAACATCCCGCATTTTAAATGCTGGGTGAGAAGAGAGTATACGCACAATCACGAAAAATATCATGGTGAATTTATTCATGCTATGGCTATTGCAGTCACTACCGTGCCTGATAGATGTTTAAGTTTTCAAATGATTTTTACAGGTTGTGAGTCTGATTTTGATGAAAGTCAAAATATTAACGGTGGGGCTATGTGGGCTCGTATGCCGATTACAGCTCTAGTTGCAGATACTCCTTTGGACAATTGGCCAGAGCCTATGCCTGTTCATTTAGTCCAACCTTGGGATTGTAGTTCTCATCATCATTCAATAATAAAACTAGACCGAGTGAGCTCTAGTCCTTGGAAATGTAAGATTGATGGTAAGTTTTACACAGGTAAATATCTTTTTACTGTAGATTACACAGAGTCAGACATAGCTGATGATCCTGCTCAACACAAACAAAGTCATGTAATAGAATTAACTGATGCTGGTAAATGGACTGGAAATATAGTAGCATTACCTAATAACAGGGTTCGTGCAACAAGTCCTGCATTATGGGAGACTGGTGAGGGTGCACCTGATTTTAAACCAAGCCAGTGGATTCATAACGCAGAATGTGATAATAGTTATATGGACCCTAGTGTTACGTTTGATAATTTGTATAAGGATTAAATATGACAACTTCAAGCTCAACAGACTTTGAACTAGATGTAGCAGAATATATAGAAGAGGCTTTTGAAAGGTGTGGTCTTGAAGTAAGAACAGGCTATGATTTAAAAACCGCAAAAAGATCTATGAATTTAATGTTGGCTGAATGGGCTAATAGAGGTCTAAATCAATGGACTATAGAACAAAGGACGCAATCTTTGACTGCGAATGATACGGACTATTCTTTGGGCACAGATGTCATAGACATACTTTCAGCTGTTGTTAGACGAAGCAGTACTGATTTTAGTTTAAGTAGAATTAGTAGAGACAGCTATTTAGCAATACCTACAAAAACTTCAACAGGACGTCCGACACAATTTTTTCTTGATAGACAAATCACACCTAATTTAAAGATTTGGCCTGCACCTGAAAACAGCACAGACGTTATAATTTATGACGCCCTGACACGAATACAGGATGCAGATGCTCCTGTGAACACACTTGAGATACCATTTAGGTTTTATCCTTGTTTGACAGCTGGCCTTGCTTATTATTTATCCTTGAAAAAAAATCCTCAACTCACTCAAATGTTAAAGGTTATTTACGAAGAAGAGTTTGAAAGAGCTATGGGCGAGGACAGAGATAGATCAAGCTTTACTGTCACCCCAGAGTATCAATATTTTAGGAGCAACTGATGGGTAGATTTGCTTCAGGTAAACACTCGTTTGGGATATCTGACAGATCTGGTATGAGATATCGACTTAGAGATATGAAACTTGAGTGGAATGGTTCTTTAGTTGGACCAGATGAATATGAAAGAAAACACCCACAGTTAGGCCCATTTAATGTCCCAGTTGACGGTCAAGCGATAAAAAACGCTAGGCCTGATAGTCCTACAGTGCCTGTTGACTTTTTAGTGTTTACAACTAATCCTATTGATAAGCCTACCTATACGGATAGCCATATACCAAAAAAACTTGATAGTTTTGAGGTTACAGGTAGTATTGGTAGTGTAACAGTGAGTGTGGCATGAGTTTTACATTAACAACATTGACAGCTTCAATTCAAGAATGGACAGAGAACGATGAAACTACGTTTGTAGCAGAAATACCTTTTTTTATAAAAAACGCAGAAGAAAGAATTTTTAAATCAGTAGACTTAGATTATTTTAGAAAAAATGTTACTGGTACAATGACAAGTGGTAATAAGTTTCTTGAAAAACCTTCAGATTATTTGGCAACGCACTCTTTATCCTATGTGAATGCTAGTAGCGAAAATGTTTTTTTGTTACAAAAAGATGTAAACTTCTTACAAGAATATACTCCTAATCCAGCAACTACTGGCTCTCCAATATATTATGCACAATTTGACGTAGATACATTTATAGTAGCCCCTACACCAAATAGTGATTTTTCTGTAGAGTTGCACTACTATTATAGACCCGCTTCTCTTACTACAGACGACAGTGGTACAACATGGATTAGCACAAATGCCCCAGATGCTTTACTTTATGCAAGTTTAGTAGAGGCTTACACCTTCATGAAAGGTGAAAATGATCTAATTAAACTATACAATGATCGATACATGGAAGCTATAACAAGACTTAAAGTATATTCTGAGGGTAGAAACTATTCTGACTCTTACAGAGATGGATTAGTAAGAGTTCCTAAGTCTTGACCTTTATAAGATATTATGTATAGTATCTTATATGAAGAAGAAAAATATAGCTATTGTTGGTTTAGGCAATAGTTTTTCAGAATATATATTAGCAAAAATTAGAAGCGAAAAGTTCGATGAAGTTTGGGCAATAAATTCTATGTCTGGCGTTATTTATCACGATAAGTGTTTTATGATGGACCCACCATCAAGATTTCTTGACACGCCAAATGCTGGTAAACAAACGAACATTATGGCAGACAGATTAAAACTAAAGATAAACATCCCTATTTTTAGTTGCACTTTAGATAAGAGATGTCCAGATGTTGTAGAGTTTCCATTACAAGAAGTAATTCAAAAAACTGGATATGCTTATTTAAATAATACTGTTGCTTATTCACTTGCATATGCTGTATCGCAAAAAGTTACAGATTTACATTTGTATGGAATTGATTTCACTCACAAAGCAATTAACTTTGCAGAGGCGGGTAGAGCTTGTTGTGAGTTTTGGTTGGCTATTGCCATATCAAAAGGAATAAAAGTCAACATTGCTCACAATTCATCTTTACTTGACATGAATGTGCCAGAGGATCAAAAGTTATATGGATATCATAGATTAGATGATCCACTTGTATCTACTGCAACA